TACCAGATATAGAAATTCAAGTGCCTGAACCTGAGGACCCATTCGTTGGCGATGAAATAGATTACTCGGACGATTCTGAGGACATCGATGAAGAGGATCCTTTCGTTGGTGATGAAGTGTTTTATCCAGATGAACCAGCTCCAGTCGCGCCTGTAACAGGTGGTGGTGGTGATGACACCTCTACCCCAACAGAAACCACCCCTCCTTTTATAGCCTCACCGTACACGTCATTGTTTGGAGATCCGCTACAGTACAATCCATTCGAGGGCCAAGATCCGTTTGAGTACGATACCCCCACGGTCACCGATCCATTCAGGCCAGAAGAACTGTTCGGTTCATATACGTTGTCGAACGATGTGGCTCAGGGATTAGCGGATCTGGTAAATGCAGGTTATGCACCTGAATACCTTGAACCAATATCTCAGATGGATGAGGCAAGGAGAGAGCAGGAAGAGATCATGGCATTGATTGGCGCTCAAATGCCTACGGGTACGCCTGTCTCAGATGAAGACTTCCAGTACTTTGAGCTTTCCCCAATCGAGGAAGCGGAGCGTTTAATAGCGGAGTTAAGTAATGATCAATCGTAGCAGTATGTCTAAACAGCTCACTGGCAAGATGGCCAAAGGTGGTAAAGTAAAGAAGAAGGCAAAGAGCAAGGTCAATGAAGCCGGTAACTATACAAAGCCCACACTACGCAAGCGACTCTTTAATGAGATCAAGGCAGGCGGAAAAGGAGGCAAGCCGGGTCAATGGAGCGCAAGAAAAGCTCAGATGCTCGCTCAACGCTATAAAAAAGCAGGCGGAGGTTACCGCGACTAATGGCCAAGAAAGCGTCCCAGAAGTCACTCGACAGTTGGACAAAACAAAAGTGGCGTACCAAGAGTGGCAAGCCATCTACACAAGGCTCGAAAGCTACAGGGGAGCGCTATCTACCGGAGAAAGCTATCAAGGCTCTTTCATCAAAAGAATATGCGGCTACGACTCGCAAGAAACGAGCGGACACCAAAAAGGGCAAACAGTTTTCGTCACAGCCTAAGAAGGTTGCCAAGAAAACAAAAACGTATAGGAAGAAGTAATGGCTGTTGTAACGCCTGATCTGCCAGAGATATTCGAGGAAGCTTATGAGAGAGCAGGACTTGAGATGCGTTCTGGCTACGACCTCAAGACTGCAAGACGATCCTTAAACCTCCTAACCCTTGAATGGCAAAACAGAGGTCTGAACCTGTGGACTATTGAGCCCGGAACTATTAGCCTTTCTTCTGGGACGGCAACCTATACGTTCCCTACCGACACTGTAGACGTAATTGAGATGACATTACGTACAGGATCTGGTACGAATCAAATAGATCAGAATGTGGAGAGAGTGAGTGTATCTACGTATTCTCAACAAACTAATAAGAACACGACAGGACGGCCCGTACAAGCGTTCATTAGACGCTTGGCAACGTCAACAACTGTTACGCTGTGGCCTGTGCCGGATTCAACTGAGTCTTATACTCTTGCGTATTTCCGTTTGCGTGGAATCGAAAGCATTAGCTCGGGCGTTACGGGCACGGCTGACATGCCTCCGCGATTCGTTCCTTGCTTGGTTGCAGGGCTTGCCTACTACGTTGCGATGAAGAGACCAGAGGTAGCTGAAAGAGTTTCTGCCCTCAAGCAGGAATATGAGTTCCAGTTCGAGTTAGCCGCAGGGGAAGATAGGGAAACATCGAGCATACAGTTTGTTCCGTTCAATACTTTTTATGGGGTGGGTGGCTGATGGCCGTTTATGCAAAGGCCAAGAAAGCTTTCGGGTTTTGTGATAAGACTGGGTTCAGGTATCCACTCAGTCAATTAGTAACAGAGATCAGAAATGGCATTCCAACAGGATTCAAAGTTGGTTTCGATGTGGTTGATCCAGATCAGCCACAAAACTTCCTTGGTCGGATTAGGATTAATGACCCTCAAGCTCTACGCGACCCCAGACCAGAGCGGAAAATTGAGCCGGTCACATTCAAGTATCCAGCGCTCGATCAAGAAACATTAGAACCATTCGGTCCACCAGATCCACTACACGTAACGGCGGGCGCTGTTACAATAGTAATATCGTAAAAGTTCACATGCACTTTTTTGGAGAGAAGAAGCAATGATGAAGAAGACCAAAGGTTATGCCAAGGGTGGCATGAAGAAGAAAACAAAAGGTATGGCTAAGGGCGGCAAGCTCAAAATGGTCGATAAAGGCGGTAAGAAAGTTCCGTTCTTCGCGGCTGACGGCAAGGGTAAGATGGCTGGCGGCGGTATGGCCAAAAAGACTAAAGGCTACGCCAAGGGTGGCGCTATGAAGAAAACTAAGGGATACTCCAAGGGTGGAGTTGCTCGCGGTACAGGTGCGGCAACAAAAGGAAAGAAGTTCACTCGGGGTGGCTAATGCCGTATTTAATCTCCAACGTGCCCAGCTTCAAGTGCTGGGTGCGTAAGGAGTTCACCTGTAATCATCAGGATTATCATGGTGAGTTCATTCATGCGTTGGCTTTTGCAGTCAACACAATTCCAGACAGATCTCTGAGCTTCCAAGTCGTTTTCACAGGATGTGAGATCGACTCGGAAGGCGGTGAAAATGTTCACGGAGGAGCAATGTGGGCAAGGATGCCCATCCAAGCTCTTGTCGCTGATATACATTTAGATGAGTGGCCTGACCGAATGGAGGATCATTTGTGTCAGCCGTGGGACTGTGAGTCTAGGAATCACTCAGTCATAGTCATGGATAGGGTTAGCTCTAGTCCGTGGGTCGCCAAAATTAACAGCGAGTTTTATGAGGCTCGATATATGTTCACTGTAGATTACACGGACCACGAGATTGCCGACTCTCCTGATCAACACAAGCAATCGCATGTGCTCTATCTTACTGAAGGCCCTTGGACTGGTAATATCGTTGCACTGCCCAACAATCGAGTTAGAGCAACGTCACCTGCCCTGTGGCGCACAGGCGAGGGCGCACCAGATTTCACGCCTAGTCAATATACCCATTCAGCAGAGGGGCATTCGAGTTATACTGATCCAGACATAACATTTAATAATCTATATCAGGATTCGTGATGAATTACTCAGAGCTGACTCAAGCGATCAAGGATTACACAGAGAACGAAGAAACAACTTTCGTTAACAACATTCCTGTTTTTGTACGTCAGGCAGAAGAGCGCCTGAATCGCTCCGTCATCATCCCTGAGTTAAGGAAGACATCCCAAGGTACATTTACAGCGGGCAATAGATTTCTATCCAAGCCCACTGACTTTCTTGCAGTGGCCTCTATTGCTGTCTTAGATGGGTCAAGCAACTTTAACTATCTTCTACCTAAAGATGTGAACTTCATAAGAGAGGCGTATCCGCTAACAGCGACTCAAGGATTGCCAGAGTACTATGGCCAGTTCAGCGATGGATCCATAGTTGTAGCACCAACGCCCGATACAAGCTACACAGTCCAGTTGGCTTATTACTATGACCCACCATCAATCGTTACGTCTTCTACAAGCTGGTATGGAGATAACGCAGAGACTGCATTACTATATGGCTCATTGATTGAGGCCTACACCTTCATGAAGGGTGAGGCTGACTTGATCAATCTTTATGGGCAACGATACGAGGAGGCGGTCTCGCAGTTAATGGTCCTTGGTGAGGGTCGTCTCAGAAGAGACACTTACAGGAACAACGAGCCACGACCACAGGTCACATGAGCATTTCTGAAACATCCGATACCTTAGTAGGGACGCCTACTATAGTTGCGACATCCAATCGAGGACTCAACCCAGAAGAGTTAGCTGGATTGGCTGTAGAAAAAATTATGCGTATATCAGCAGATGCAGATCCAATCATCAGGATGCAAGCAGAAGCCTTCAAAGAACGATTACGGGCCTTGTTAGTGGGATACTTTAAACAAGCCCAAAAATCAGAGCGAACTACGTTGTATAATCTATTTAAGAGCCAAGGTCATGAAGACATGGCGCAGATTATTAAGAGGCTGTAATGGCAATCACAAACGCAATTTGCAACGTCTTCAAGACTGATATCCTTAAGGGCGTGCATAATTTTAGTTTATCAGGCGGTAACACATATAAGCTTGCACTGTTCACGTCTTCTGCGACATTGAACAAAAGCACAACGGCTTATTCTGCACCTTCGGATGGAACGGCTAATCCAACAAACACACATGAAGTCACATCGACTGGCACAAGCTACAGTACTGGCGGCGGCACTCTGACTAATATCACACCTGTTTTGAGTGGCGATGTTGCTCAGATGGACTTTCAGGACGAAACGTTTTCTACCGTTACTCTCACGGCGAACGGAGCGCTCATTTATAAGAACAGCTCTAATGAAGCCGTTATGGCGGTAGCTTTCGGCGGCGATAAAACAGCCACGTCAGGTGATTTCACAGTCCAGTTCCCAAATCCATCTAGCGCCACAGCAATCATAGAAATCAACTAGGCGTTTGCCGTGGCCTAAGTAAGGAGGCGTTAGCTTGTCTAATGGTTGGGGCAGGGGTACGTGGAGCAGTGATGCGTTCGGTACAAACGATGCCGGCGGCGTAACGACAGGCTGGGGTCGCAGTACTTGGAGTGATGGCCCTTGGGGCAAAACAGTCACCACTGTAGCCCTCACAGGTATTCAATCAGCGAGTTCTGCTGGGTCTGTGACTGTAGCGGCAGAGGCTATTGCCGCTCCCTCAGGCATCCAATCATCAACGTCCGCAGGCTCTGTTTCAGTTGTTGCAGAAGCAACGGCCTCCCCGTCAGGTATACAAGCCACTTCAACAGCGGGTTCTGGAACAGCATCAGCCACCTTCTCAGTCGAGGTAACAGGGGAGACCCTACGTACTAGCAATGCAGATCTTGCTGGTGCGTTCAACGCTGAGTATTTCGTTCCTACGGACTCAGGTAACCCAAATGTCACAGTCATGGCATTTGAAGACAGCACCACTGTTTCTGCTGATGGATCTTCTCTTGGCACAATTAGTTCGGCTGGCGGGACGCTTTCTATCAGTGCGTCCAATTACGAAAACAAACTGATATCTGCCGACAAGCCAATCACACTACAGAGTGCTAATAATGAAACCACTGGTGTGCCTACATCTTGGCAGGGTACGTCATTCGGTTTTAGGAACACCCGTACAGGCGTTGTTCTACAGTTTAGATCGATATCCGGTACCGCAACCGTCCAGATATTTAAGGACGGGTCATTAGAAACAACACTGAGTGTTCCAG